GCTTTGAGGTGGGTGAATATGAGTCTGTGTGCTTATTTAGACCATGCTCCAGCCAATCTCAAGGAGTTGGCATATTATCCTGAGAAGGCTGTATCGAATGCGTTTATATTATTGGAGGGCAATGATGAGAAATATTAATGTAGGTGATGCTGTTAAATTTTACAATGATTGTAATATATATGAAGTTAGCGGAATTATAACTGACCAACAGCGGGTGTTTTATTACGACCCATTTAACGAAGCAGAGTGTGAAAAACAGTTTGAAGAAGTAGTCGCTATATTCAAGGAGGCCAATGATGAGGAAGATTAAATATCGAGGTAAACGAGTAGATACAGGTGAATGGATGTATGGACATCTCTTTAACGAAGGATGTTACTGTTTTATTATTGGAAACGATTCTGATACTGAGTGGAATATCGATCTCGGTGTTTATTTAATCAATGGCAATGGAATGATAGAAATAGACCCCGAAACCGTTGGGGAATACACCGGACTCACTCTCAGCGATGGGACAGACATTTATGAGGGTGATGTCCTGAGACTGTATGGCGAAGAACCTTACGACAATGGAGTTGTCGGCATGGATTATGACTGGGAGTTTTTCGGAACAGTGGTATTTCAGGATGGCTCATTTGTAGTGCAGGAATTTAGTGACAAGTGCTGTATCTGGATAGACGCAATATTTTGTGAAGATATTGACGTTGAGAAGCTCGGCAACATCCACGAGAACCCGGAGTTGTTGGAAGATGCTTAACTCCATCGCACTAATCCTTATACTCGTAGCACTGGGGCTGGTGGCAATCGCACCGTGTATGTTGAGTAGTGAGATTAGTCAGAGGGAAGAAGAACACGAGAGATAAAAAAAGAGGGGCTTTATTGCCCCTCTTTGAGTTTCTCTAATTCCTCTTCCTCGACCACCCACATAAAACCTATTTTCTGAGCGTTTAGCTTACCCTGGCGGCACAACCGCCGGAGGTAGGATTCCGACACTCCGACGATTGCGGCTGCTTGTTTGAGGGTTAGCATGTTAGTTGTCCCCTTTTCCCACATCATTCTTTGCCCAGTCAACTATTTCATCAATCGGGGCAGTTGCAACCCATTCGATATGCTCATCCCAGTTTGACCAGTCGTAGAAAATAATGTCTTCATATTCTCGCAGTTCAGGAATGTTGTCTACTCGCTCGTGTGCTGTGTTCAGCAATCCTTCACGCTTGTTCTGTTCCTCCATCGCAAGTTCCTCTTTAATGACCTCAAGTTTATCTACTGCAATATCGTAACATGTGTTTTCTACTGTGTCTGAGATAATGTCCCTGACAATTTCTTCGTATTTTTCTCTGTTATATTCTTCGAGTGCAGAAAAACTTACTGAAAGATCATTGCCCTCGCACCACTTTTTAAATGTCTTGAATTTGTTTTCAAGATAAGCTTCGATACTTTCATCTTCATCTTCAAAATTCCAGTTGTCTGCGACTGGGAAAAAGGCTAAATATATCTCTGTACCTTCTTTGACCTCTCCTGTTATTACATTGCGTTCTTGGCAATAGATTTGGATTTCGCCGTTGGTGTCCATTACTACTGCCATAACGTCTCCATGTCGGGATGGGTGGAGATAATCAAGTGCTGCTGCTTTGTTAGCCTCCATAAAAGCGTCCATAACTTTATCCTCATGTTCCTCAATAAGCTTGATCCAGTTTGTCATTTTACTTACCTCCTTAAGTTGTGTGGAGTCCGTCCCAGACTCCTTCAACAAACTCGTCTATGCCGTTCAAATCATCGTCGAAAAGTGGGGTAAAATTATATGCACATTTGCTTTTGGTGACAGCGTAGCCACCCTTACTTGTTCCGGGCATATCCTTCTGGACTGCCTGAATAACCGCTGCTTTTAGCTCTTCTCGGTCAGAAAACTCCTGACCGAAGAAGTTCATGCTGTATATCTGGCCTCTTTCGAAAAGACTCTGTTCTTTGATCATTTTACTTACCCCCTTAAAGTTGTGTTCCTTCCTTGGAACTGATTATAGTATAGTGCCAAGGTCGGAACTTGTATATAGGTCTTAGGTCCCATCTTTTACATAATCTTTTCCTTTTTATTTCCTTTTTGCATGATATAATGGTATTGTTAAAGTTTATACGATTGATTACCCTCCTCCTTTTATTTCTTGATACTCTCCCTGAATGAGCCTCGGACAACTATCTCCGGGGCTTGTTTTATATTTATTAATAATGAGGTGATTTGCATGTTTATGATTGAGTTCAGAGACAGGCTCAGATCTTATTGTTTGAGGCATGGCATGACCAAGAACCGGAAAAGGATATTGATTTTGCTGGATAAAGAGATAGAGGATTGGGAGTGGGTTGAGAAGCATAAGCCGTGGTGAATTGAATTTAAAACGAGATTGGTACTTTTGAATTATTAGGCTCAGCTTCGGCTGAGTTTTTTTATAAATTAGGGCATTGGATACCTGGGGTTGATCACCTTGGGGAACGGAAGAAAAGAAAAGGTACTGAGAACGATATATTTTTCGCACAGGTCGGTGCCAGCTCGCGCAACAATCATGTCAACTTTTGTTTTTTAGGGTTCACATACACTAATGTTGACTAAAAAGGTAGGAATTAAAACGATGTCTAATAAAGAACAAGAGAAGTTTATTGTATCAACTTCGGATCTAATATATCTTTTCCAAATCTCCAGGAAGCAGATCAGCAATTGGGCTGATGCCGGATGCCCCAAGCTCGCGCGGGGCAAGTGGAACTTAAGAGAGGTTATAGCCTGGCGCGCTGGCAACTTTGTTGTGGATGGAGAGATCAATACAGATAACCTGACCGAGCGGCAGGCATTGGCTACCACACTTTATCGCGAGGAAAAGGCTAAAAAGGAAAAGATCCAGCGCGAAGCTCTTGAACAATTGTACATCCCGAAAGAAGAAGTAGCGAAAGAATGGGCCGCGCGGATTTTGGAACTTAAAACAGGATTAGCCAACTGGCGAAAGGGCTTGCCGCCTCAATTAGCTGAACAGCCTGAAGCGGTAATTGAAGAAGTCCTTGAACGTGAGGTGCGTGATATATTTGAGCAATATTACAGAAACGGAACTTACACCCCAAAGCTCGATAAAGTGGCTGCCCCAGGAAATAGCAGCACTAAAGCCACCAGAAAAGCTAACGGTCAGTGAATGGGCTGACAAACATAGAATACTTGATACTAAATCTTCAGCGCGTCCCGGGCGCTGGCGCACGAGTAGCACCCCTTATTTACAGGGGATCATGGATATTTTTACACAAGCAGAAATTGAGGAAATAGTTATTTGCTCTGGCGCTCAAATCGGAAAAACTGAAACTATATTCAACTGTCTTGGTTATGTCATTGACCAAGATCAGGCGCCAGCCCTGCTCGTTTATCCCACAAAAGATATAGCCAGGACAGTCAGTTCTGACAGAATAAGGCCAGCTATTCGGTCATGCCCGACACTGAAAGAAAAATACGACGAGAACAACAGTGAAAAGCTGAACTTGTCTTTTCTCGGTATGAATATTTACTTGGCGGGAGCAAACAGCGCCAGCGAGTTGGCCTCAAAACCTATAAGGTATCTATTCCTGGATGAAATAGATAAATACCCGGCTTACATCGGGAAAGAGGGCGATCCCATTAAGCTCGCGACAGAAAGGACTAAATCATTTCATAATAAAAAGATCATAAAGGTGAGTACCCCGAGCATTGAGAAGGGCAACATCTGGAGTGAGTTTAAAACTGCTGATGTCAGGCTATATTATTATGTCCCCTGTCCCCATTGCGGGGAGATGCAGAAATTAAAATTTCCACAAGTGAAATGGCCTGATGAATTAACGGAGGCGTTCAACGATGCGCAAGGAGATAAAGAGACGGTTGCAAGAATTGCTCAGAAAATACTTACATCGACCTGGTATGAGTGTGAGCATTGCGGCCTTAGAATAGAGGATAAGCTTAAACAGGAAATGCTCAGGAGTGGAGAATGGCGGCTTGAGGATGGCGAGCCTTTCGAAGGCGGCGCGCGGAAAGTGGCTTTTCATGTAAATTCTTTATATTCTCCATGGGTAACATTTGGTGACGCGGCTGCAGAGTTTTTGACATCTAAAGATTACCCGGAGAAATTACGCAACTTTATAAATAGCTGGTTGGGTGAGCCTTGGGTGGCAAAAGCAAAGTCAACAAAACCTCATGAATTGCTCAGTAAAAAATGGACTCACGAGCGCGGAGTTGTGCCGAAAGATGCCCTTCTTCTGACTGCTGGGATTGACGTGCAGAAAGATCATTTCTGGTGGGAAATAAAGGCATTTGGTGAACAGGAAACTTCCTGGACAGTTGATTATGGACGCGCGGAAACATGGCAAGATATTGAGCGGATCATTATTGATGGGCAGTTCAGGGGGGAGGACGGCGACTGGTGGCAAGTTAGAATGTGTCTAATTGATTCAGGTTACCGCACAGATGAAGTCTATCAGTTTTGTGCAATCCATCCTGATATATGCAAACCTTCAAAGGGATCATCTAAGCCGCTTAAAAGTCCTTATTTAATTAGCAATATTGAGAATCAAAACGTTGGATTATTGAAGCTGTTTATGGTTGACACAAATTACTATAAGGATTTCATTGAAGGCCGCAGGCAGAAAGAACCCGGCGAACCTGGTGCATGGATGCTGTTTAACGGTGAGGATAGAGATCTTCAGTTATTTGTCGATCATGTAACGTCAGAGGTAAAAGTTACAGTTCTGGATAGGCGGACCGGAGCGGAGCATGAAGAGTGGCAGTTGATAAGCTCCCATGCTCAGAACCATCTTTTAGACTGTGATGTTTATTCAACATGTGCCGCGGAGGTGTGCGGTATACGTTATTTGCGGCAAGAGATAAGCGAACCTGAGCCGGTTGCGCAGGCTCCAAAGCAAGCCCTAACTCCACCTAAACCAAGGCCAAAACCTAAATCCAATTGGGCGCTTGGGGGGAGGAGTTGGAGGTGATGGATAAATTTTAAGACCTGGCACTCGTTGAGTGTCGGGTCTTTTTTTTATGCCCGAAAGGTGGTGAAAGTATGACAGTAGAGGAAATGCAGACAGAACGAGCGCTTATCGTGGCGGCTATTAACGACATTGTGAGCGGCAAGACTGCTCAATATCAGATTGGCGGGCGAAGCGCAAGACGGCTGGATCTTCCTGTTCTCTATGAGCGATTAAAAGAGCTGGATGATTTTATCGGCATTAATGATATTGGATCTAACAGGGCGTATGTGTCATACCCCTCAAGATGAGCGACAAAACAAACAATCTCAAGCTAAATCCTCTTGAAAAAGCTATATCCTATATTGCCCCTGTCTGGGGCGCTAAGCGTTTGAGTCTGAAAGCGGCTATACAACAGGCAAGGCTTTATTACGATGCCGCGCGGGTTGACCGGCTTGGCGGAGGCTGGACAGCAACAAATCAGACAGCAGACGGTACAGACTCGTCAGAACGTGATCGGATACGAGCACGAGCGCGAGATCTTGAGCGCAACTCAGATATTGTAAATGCCTCAGTTCATGCGCTTGTCCAGAATGTGGTCGGCACGGGGATAAAACCCCAGGCGCGGATCAGGCTGAAGAATGGCAAGTTTGACAAGAAGTTAAACCGACAACTTGAAGCACTCTGGAAGATCTGGCAAGAGAAACAGGCCGACATTACAGGGCATGATACATTTTATGGCTTACAGCAGATGGCATTGAGGCGCTTCATTGTTGATGGCGAGATTTTCATGATGTCACCTTATCTCAAAGTAAAAAAAGGCATCCCCTTAAGGGTGCAGCTTCTGGAGGCTGATTATGTAGACAGCTCGGTATTGGGTGACAATATCCTTTCTGGCGTAAAAGTGGACAACTACCACAGGCCGCTCTCGTATTATTTCTACAATTCAGTTCCGGCACAATATGGTTTCTCAACTCAATCATCTGAGGTCGAAGCATACAAGGTCAAACATCTATACCTCAAAAAGAGACCCCATCAGGTCAGGGGGATATCAGAACTTGCTCCTGTGCTGATGCGGATACGTGACATTGAACAGTTTCTTGAAGCTGAGATAGTGGCGCAACGGATGGCGGCATGTTTTGCGTTGTTTATCAAAACTCCAAATCAGATGAATTACTTGGCAGGCCGGACTCAGGACACTCAGAGCGGGCAGCTTTTAGACTCCATTGAGCCGGGCATGATACACACACTCCGGCCTGGTGAGGATGTCGCCACAGCAGAGCCGCGGAGGAACGCCGGCACAGCTCATGAATTTACCCGAATGTCGCTGCGGAGGATAGGAGCAGGGCAGGGGCTTAGCTATGAAATGGTCAGCAGGGACAATTCACAGGCCAATTATAGCTCGGCAAGACAAAACCACCTTGAGGACAGAAAAACATTCAAACCTCTCCAGGAATACATAGTCACGTCAATGTGCAAACCGATCTGGCGTGATTTTGTGAGGGCGGCAGTGTTGAGCGGTGACATTAACATACCTAATTTCTGGAACGAGCCTGAAAAGTATTACGAGTGTGAATTTGTAGCACCAGGCTGGA